AATGTCCACCGCCATGTTCCGATTGGGTGGCGATCCCGACGAGTACCCGGATCACGATTCCCTGCCACACCACTGGATTTTTGACGGGCTGAACTTCGACGGTGTGCCGGTATCAATGGGGCCGGAAACCGGAATTGGACTGATTGTCAATGCGGTTGACGTTGCCGTCATGAACGGCTCAATGCTGGGGTTCAAAGCAGGAGGCAAGGACACCCAGGCGATCCTCGGAGCAAACGGTACCCGTCGCCTTCTGGTTCATAACATGGATCTTGAAGCAAGCGGGGAGATCATCATGTTTGGCGGTGCCGCTTCCGGTGGGCCGGAGATGACCCCCGAGGACATCCTTATCCATAAGTGCCGCATGAATCGAGGCCAGTACATGATCGACGACGTGCGGGAGGATGGCCGGTTCAAGTGGGCGATCAAAAATATCTTTGAGCTAAAAGACGGGATACGAGTGCATGTTCACGGCTGCGAAATGAAAAACAATCCCGCCTATGCTCAGCACGGTTATGCGATTGTGCTCACGCCCCGTGGCGGTCCGCCCGTGTACGACGAAAACGGGCAGGTCATCAACCTTGAAGAAGGTGTGCGGCTCCAGAAGAACCCCTACTGCCAAGTGCGGGATGTGCTGATTGAGCATATCCGGGGTGAGAACTGGGGACAGGGCATCAACCTGATGGGTGGCGACACGAACGGCCTGGGCTGGTATGGCGAGCAAATCCAACTGAGCCAGAACATCGTGTTCCACAACTGGGAAGTGAACAACCTCGGAGCCTATGGCAACAGGACCGCCCGGTTGCTTCAACTGCTCGTGCAGAACCGTTACATCACCCTAGACGGGCTGACCATGCGGAAGGTACCGCGTACCCCGGAAACCGCCGAGGACTATTACAACTGGCTGGTGTTCGATCCGAAGGACGTGCTCCAGACACCGCTTGGCAACTGGAAACTAGGCGGCAAGTGGTCAGGGCCGGCTAACCGAAACTTCGTTATGCGGAATGTGTCTGGTGACATTGGCAAGTATGGCCACGTTGGCGGTTCCAGTGAGCCGAACTCCGGCCCGGCTGATGCGATCCGGCAAAAGATCGATAACAACCTGCCCGGTGCTTTGTTTGAAAAACTGCACTACCACAGCCCGAACGGCAGGGAGTGGCGGTACGAAGAACCCTGGCTCGCCGCTGCGATGGACTTCTACGACGAGCCGGCAGACCTGCCCGCCGTGCATGACGAGGCGGCCCTGGTGGAGGCGCTTACGGTATGAAACAAAGGTACGAACCAACAGAGCAGCCGCTGTCCCGGCAGTTGCGTGAACAGGAGGAGCGGGGGCGCCGTGCGCGCCCCTGCCCCCACCACTGGTACATGACAGGGCGCGGCGTCCGCAAGTGTGAGACTTGTGGGGCGGTTGAAGACGACCCTTGGAGGGATTGCAGGTGAAATGACGGGAAAAGTGTTGTAGGTGTTGTAGAGCGTTGTAAGTCAAATACAACGGTAAAACACTAGCGGGAACAAAGGTTTAGGCGAATCGTTGTAGATGTTGGGGTCCCTAGTGTTATGCGGTAAATAAATTACCCCCCTTATGGACCTACAACACCCACAACACTTCATCTAAGGTACTGTTTATAAAGGGAAATAACTGTTGTACCGTACTTACAACACTTAAAACACATATACATAAGTTATTAATAATAAAGGTTAATTAGTGTTGTAACTCCAAAGAGGACTAATCGAATGGGAAAGACTTCACGGGACAAAGGTAAACAAGGTGAGCGGGAGGTGGTGGCGCTGTTCGCTAAGCTACACAACTCAATCGGGCACGGTGTACTCGACCGCAACGGGGCGCCCGTGCCGGTGGGGCGCAACCATAACCAGGCGGAGCGGGGAGGGCATGACATCACCGGGGTGTTCTTTTTTGCACCGGAGGTCAAACGAGTGGGCCCGCAGCCGAGCCGTGGCCAGGTGCGCCAGTGGTGGGAGCAGGCATGCCAGCAAGCTGAGGTCGCGTGCAAGGAACCGATGCTTATTTACCGCGCGAACAATAAGCCGTGGACGGTTTGCCTGTGGGCAGGATTAAATAGAGCTGCGCATGCGTACATGATGGAGATGGCAGTGGAGGAGTTTATGCTGTACTACAGGGACCGAGTGAACGGCGAGCAGGTACGGGGCCGTCGATGAGTTCCCCCTTGCATAAAAAGGGCACGCACGCACAGCCAGGGCGCCCGGCACGTCACACCCTGGTAATCAACCCCGCACTGGAGCACCTGGCCCGCCGGCTGAGTGTGGGAACGGCCAGCCTGGAGGTCACAGGTAGGACACCCCAGGTCGCAGGGCAGATTCGCGAAGCGGACTTCGTGCTGGCACTGGACCACGCCTGCCAACAGGTGGCGCCCATCGCGTGGGACTTGTTTTGGGCGAAGTACATGGACAACACCGCGTCGCGTGCTCAGCTGGGCTGGTGGGTGGTTCAGCAGCTCAGGGGGTCGGCGCTAGACCTGGGGAGCGCGATGCGCTTGTCCGACCTTGTGGTCCGCCAGGTGTGCGACGGGGTTGTCATAACGGGGCGCGGTGTTGGGCGGGCACTTGGTGTGGACAGGAAACACACTTGGCAGAAGCTGCGGCCTGAGGTTGATGCGGTGCTGTATAGGCTTTTCCAAGTGGAGGATGAGGTGGCTGCAAACTTCCGCAAGAAAAGTCGTTGACGAACCATCATACACGGTGTATAGTGTGTGACAAGGTTAGCAAATACACACACCAAACGGAGAACCGCCATGCAGTGCAAGTACATCGCCAAAACATTCAACCGCCGCTCGCCCGAAATTTTTTCGGAGCGCGAGGTCTGGGCACCGTCCATCAGGGAAGCGATGGAGCGCGCCACCAGGGGCGCTAAGTTCCCCGCGGATTGCGTCGCCCATTACCACTCGTCCGGCCACCGCGCTATCGCCTACGGCCGGCACTTCACCATCCAGGTTCGGGCCGGTTTGTAAGCGGCCCGCACACACACACGCAAAGGAGAGATAGCATGAAAACATTTTCAGTCGCACAACAGCAACGCGCCTTCCGGGTGCTGGCCGGCAACTCAGTCGTCAAATTTAACAAGTACAGCGAAGGTCGCACGCAAGTACGCCTCCCCCTGGTGCGCGTCGGTGGCAAACGGGTATTTGCTTTCGGGGATGTATGGTTCGGCCCAGACGGCGCCTTGAAAAATGCCGATGTCCACTTCCGCCCGTTCGGCTACTGGTCGGATATGGCGGTTGCGCGCCTGCGGCACTGCGGCGCGCGAATGACCATCACGCACTGCTCCGGCGGGCGCCTGGGTGATCCGGAAGACGTTAGGATCGACTGCGTAGCTGTGGAAAGCGATTTGGAGGCTGTTGAATACCTGTCAGACGCGCTGTCCTTGGCCGTAGCCTGGGCCCGGGATTTCGAAGGGCAGTTTCTAAGCGAATAACACCTGGCGCGTCGCCACCCCAGGGGTCCCCGGTTTCGGCCGGGGATTTTTTTTTGCAAAAAGATTAAAAAAACGCTTGACATACGACTATACGGCATGTATATTTAGTTCATGTTTAACGCAACCACAGCCGCCGCCACCTACTTCCGCTTCCTGCCGTATGTCAATACGCTGGTCGCGTTCGTAGCGGGATAAGCGGCACACACACCAAAGGAGAGAACGACAATGCGTCACCAAGTCAACACAGCAATTCGGTTCCTGGAGATGGCGAAAACCCAGGACAGCACTACCGGCGCCCTGGAGTGCGTCGAGCTGGCTCGGGAAGAGCTTACGGCAGACCCCGTTCAGACGGGTGAGTACCGTGGTGTCCTGGAGGCCCTCGGCTACATGGTTCTCATCGACCAAAACATCGAGCGGGACCTTGATTTCACCCTGGACCTGCTGACCGGCGCCATCTGCGCCCTGGGCAAGCACACATGGTGAGCGGCCACTCCCCACCTTGGGCCCTTCGGGGCCCTTTTTTTTGCAAAATAATCAAAAATAATCGTTGACAAGCAACTATGCGGGGTGTATAGTTGTTTACAAGTTAGCACACACCAACGAAACGGAGACGGACATGGAACAGGTAATTATCAAAACGGAAAAAGGCTACTGGACGGGCATGCGGTACAACGATTTCACGTGGAACGAGGCAGAGGCCATCCGCTTGGCAAAGCAGCACGCCGCCTCCGATGCGGATTTCGTTGCCAACTACCACAGCGTCGCCGTTGAGCTGGTCGACGTAGCCTAAAGCACCCCACACACCAAAGGAGCAACGCAATGAACCAGTTCCCCAACCTCAATCGCATGTTCGCCGGTCGCCCGGCACAACGTAAAGCGAAAACTCGCCTGGAAATCCAGTGGTCGGACGGCACCGTGACCCGCGTCACAAAGCGGGGCCGGGAATGGGAGTGGTCCACGCCGGACGGGCACGGCACCAACTACTCCAGCCATCTGGCCGGCATTCGGGACGAGCTTCGCTTCCGCGAACTGGAGAACAACCCAATACAGGGCGCGCTCGTTCGCGTCCCTGTTTGAACACACACCAACGGAGCACCACCATGAGTAAACTCGATTACAACACCACACACGTCAAAGCGGACACCGGCGAAACGGTTACGTTCTGGGACAGCCACCAGGGCCGCATGCGCACGTTGCGCAAGTGGTCCCACAAGCGCGTCGATTTCCGTGACCACGCTAGGCGCGCCAACTGTGCGGCCGCGCTTGCCTGCACCAGCAAGCTAAGGGCGGCACGGTGAACCGGCTGTCTGTTCTCGTCGCGTGCGAGTTCTCTGGCACGGTGGGCAGGGCTTTTCACGACGCCGGCCATGACGTCTTAACCTGCGACCTAATGCCAACGGAGCAGCCCGATATCCCGCACCACCAAGGTGACGTCTTCGATGTGCTTTATCAGCAATGGGACCTCATGGTGGCGCATCCACCGTGTACTTACCTGACGAACTCTGGGGTGCGTTGGCTGTACCGTGACGGTCGAAAGGCGAACGGGCGGGACCCGGCAAGGTGGCGTGAAGTGAAGAAGGCCCGCGAGTTCTTCTTGGCCCTTTACAACGCGAAGCACATACCGCGAATCTGTGTTGAGAACCCTGTCCCGCATGGTCACGCCAAGCTACCAGCTTTCACCCAATCCTTTCAGCCCTGGCAGTTCGGCCACGGCGAGGTGAAACGAACGTGCCTGTGGTTACGCGGCCTTCCGAAGTTGGAACCCACTAACATCGTTGAAGGCCGCGAGGCGCGTGTTCATAACTACTGGCCGACACCCGACCGCTGGAAAGAGCGCAGTCGCTTCTTTTCCGGTGTCGCTGAGGCAATGGTGCAGCAATGGGCAGAACCGCTGACAAGGAGACCGCAATGAAACGGAAAGAGATTAAAAGGGCCAGGCTGGCCCAGGGCCTTAGCCAGGAGCAACTCGCGGCTAAACTGGAGATGCACCCGCAGACGATATCGAACTGGGAACGCGGGCGGCAGCGCCCCCAGGGCGCCACTCTGGTTCTGCTGCGCATGGTACTTCGCGGGGAGATCTAGCTTTACAACACCCCCATTCTGTGCTTTACTTTCCCACCATCGCACAAATGACAGCGCGAAAACGGCTCCCACCTGGGGGCCGTTGCGCGTTAAGGGGCTCATGGATGAGAGAGTTAGTGAACGACATCATAGCGGGGGAGCTGGACACCAATCAGCGCCGGGGGCTCTACCGCTTCGGAATCTTCGCTCTGCTAGTGCTGCATATTTTCCTGGCCTGCGGCTGGCTGCCTGGGTTTGAGCACATGCGGTTCGCGCAGGCTGACGAGGTTGGTAATGTGCTGAAGCGCGTTGAGGATGTTGAGCGGGATTTGGATGGCGTGCGGAGTGAGGTGCGCGCCATACAGCAGCACCTAGACGTGAAGGATTTAGAGCTTGCCCAGGAACGCATCTGCCGAGCTGCCCTCACCGGCAATGCGGAGGCGGTGCGCTACGCGGCTGAACGTAAGACAAAGCTGATTCGCAGCTTCCGCCAGGCCACGGGGCAGACGCCTTATGTTCCGACGTGTGAGGAGCTGGGAATTACAGGAGTCACTGATGAATGAACAAGGTTTCACCGGCGCCTGGTTACACCTGCCGCTCGCTGCCACCCCCTGGCCCATCCAAGTCCTGGTCATCACCGCCTTGGCGGTCATAGGCGTTTCCATTGCCTGGTGGCTGGTGGTGCAGCAAAACAAGTCAACCGGGGTCAGCTTCAAAAAGGACATTTGGAATGCTCTCAAGGACGGGAACATGGCGGTCGCGTTTTACTACGCCGCTCGCCTTGCTGTTGTGTTTGGCGCTGTCGCCTACCTCATGGGGCGCTTCGCTTAGGGACACCACCTGGGACAGCCTTTTCCAGCGCTACGGCGAGCTCTACCTGCCGGAGTACCATTGGCACTGGATCAAGGCGCAGTCCTGGCAGGAGTCACGCTTCAAACCTAACGCTGTCAGCCCTGTGGGAGCCACGGGACTGATGCAGATTATGCCCGGCACCGGACGTGACTTAGCGCGCAAAACAGGCGTCAGGGGCCCGCTAACGTCCCCATCCGTTAGCGTGCTCTATGGCGCCGTGTACATGCGCAGTCGCATTCGTGTGTGGACCTCGCCGCGCCCCCCTGTGGCGAGACTCGAACTAGCGCTTGCCAGTTACAACGCCGGGGCCGGGCATATTATTTCAGCACAGCGGCACGCCGACGGTGCGCTACTGTGGGAGGATATCGCTCCGCACTTGCACAAGGTGACCGGGCACCACAGCCGGGAGACGCTTGGGTATGTGCGCCTGATTAAACAGTGGAAGGAGGACATCGATGAGCATACGCGATCGGATTGTGTTGGCCGGGGCCTGGGTCCTGGAGAAAATTGACGCGCTGCCCGGCACGAGCCAGGCCTACGTCGTCGGCCTCATTACCCTGGGCGCCCTGGCGGCCCTGGTTCTATTCCTGCTGTTCTGATGGGCTGGCTTTTCGGAATGGGCGGTGTCAGCCTGGCGGCCTGTGCGTTCTACGTCGCAGTGCTACAGGGTGACATTGAAAACCTGGAGGCCAGCCTCGCGAACTCGCAAGAGCAGGCGCGGCTCCTGGCTGTCACCAACCGCGTGAACCGGACGGCGCTGGATGCGTGCCGTGTGGTCAACGCTGAAAATGCGCTGGCGCGGGACCAGGCACTTGACAGGGCCGACGCTGCTGAGCGGAGCCTGGCCATACTGCGGGAGGAAGCCAATGCAACCATCACAATCGTTCGGCAACAGGCGGACACGCTGCGCGAGGGGGACGACGGTGCGTGCCGCGCCCTTACTGACCCTCTGCCTGGCGACTTTGTTGATTGGGTGTTCAGCGACCCCGACCTGTGAGCCTATTGTCCAATATGAAACGGTCACGGTGTACGCCGATCGGTACGTTCCGGTTCCAGACTTTCTCGCCAGACCCGTTGAGTCTCCGTCAGTTCCTGAAAACGTGGACACAATCGCGCTCGGAGCGTACGCCAAACAATGTCGTGTTCGGCTCAACCAGGCGAACGGCCAGTTAAAGGAAGTCGGTGCCCTTGAGTAAGCATTTGGACCTTCGGGCGGTGTCCGTCACCGGCGCCATCAACTTGTCCGGCAAGTGGCGCGTGATGTGGCGCGACGGCGAGTTCCGTGCGTTTCACAAGGACGGCAGGGTCCACCGTTTCCGCGGCACTGCACCGCAACGGGTGCCCGGCCATTGGACCTATAAAACCCACACGGACACCGGACCCGTGTTTCTGAAAAGTAAGTGCATGACTTGCGGTGGTCACTTCAGGCTGGCCCGTTCAAACGGGGACAAGCTGTGGGCCGCTGCGGAGGAATCAAATGACAACGAAAGCACCCTGGCTGAAAGAGGGGGAGGAAGCGAAAGAGCTGCCCCTACACAAGACCGACGGTCGCATCAAGGAGCGCCCGTGGTCAACACCCGAGGAATTTGACGCTTACGTCGACCAATACTTCCAGGCGTGCTATGAAACATTCGCGAATAAGGAGGTACCTACTGAGGCCCCCTGTTTCCCGGGCCTCTACCTGCACCTCGGGGTCATCGACCGCAGTGGAATGATGGACTACCTGGCGTCCAGCGCCGGTCAGGCATACGACCTGAACTACCGTCGCGCCTACGCAATGATCGAGAAATACCTTGTGGTCAATGCGCAAATAACGTCGAACCCGGCGGGCTCCATTTTCCTGCTGAAGAACATGGGCTATTCGGACAAGCAAGACGTCCACGTTACGGGCAAAGTGGAAAAAGTGGTGCGCGAAATTGTCCGCCCTGACGATACCGACAGCTGAGGTTTTCACACCGCTTCTGGAGCCGTCCCGGTACAAGGGAGCATGGGGTGGCCGGGGCAGCGGTAAGTCACACAACGCGGGCTCCAACCTAATTGAGCGGCACCTGCTGAACCCTGGCTGCCGCAGCGTGTGCGTTCGGGAGGTGCAACGGTCGCTGGAGCAGTCGGCGAAGCGCTTGCTCGATGACAAGATTAAACAGTTCGGGCTGGAAGGCCGGTTCAATAGCAAGAAGTACGAAATTGAAACCCCGGGAGATGGAATTATTATTTTCCAGGGGATGCAAAACCACACGGCGGACACCATTAAGTCCCTGGAGGGTTTTGACACGGCCTGGGTTGAGGAGGCCCAGGCGCTGAGCCAGAGGTCGCTGGACCTGCTGCGTCCAACCATACGGCGACCGGGAAGCGAACTGTGGTTCACTTGGAATCCAAGGTATGAGACAGACGCGGTTGACGCTTTTTTCCGCGGCGGGGAAGCACCGCCCGACTCCATAGTTGTCAACGCCAACTACAATCACAACCCGTGGTTCCCGGACGAGCTCCGTTTGGAGATGGAGTGGGACCGCAACCGGGACCCGGACAAGTTTGCGCACGTTTGGCAGGGCCAATATGAGTCGCGCAGTGAGGCCCGCGTTTTCCACAATTTTGTCGTGGAGCCTTTCGAAACACCCAGCGACGCCCGGTTCTACTTTGGCGCCGATTGGGGGTTTGCCAAGGACCCGAACGTGCTGGTGCGCATGTGGATTAAAGGCCGTACCCTGTACATTGACCACGAGGTCTATAAGGTCGGCTGCCGCATTGAGGACACGCCGGCCCTGTTTGAGCAAATACCGCAGTCCAAGCGCTGGCCCATTGTGGCTGACAGCGCCAGGCCCGACACGATTGACTATATGCGACGGCATGGGTTCCCCCGCATGGAGCCGGCGAAAAAGGGCAAGGACAGCATTGAGGAGGGGGTGGAGTTTCTACAGTCATACGACATTGTGATTCACCCACGGTGCAAGCACACGGCGGACGAGTTCCGCTTCTACAAGTACAAGATAGACCCGCACACCGACGAGGTGCTGCCGCAACTGGCGGACCTCAACAACCATGTTATCGACTCGGCGCGCTACGCGCTGGAAAAGACCCGACGCAGCAACTATGACCTGGAGCGAATTGTCAATGGTTAAAATCATCGCACTACTGCTCACCCTGGTGCCCGCCTTCGCCTTTGCCGACACGGGCCTGTTCTACGACCCTGAACGGGATGGGGAGGGGTTCAGCATTACCGAAAACGGTGACTCCCTCAGCTTCCTGTATTTCACCTACGGCAAGGACCCGATCGACGAGCGGCCAAAACCGCCCACGGTGAGTCCCCCGGCTCCGCCCCTGCCGCGACCTAACGCTGACGCCCCGTCCTGGTTCCTGGGCGCCAATAGCGTTTCCTTGCTTGACGGCCTTTGGCGCGGTGAGCTGCTGTACTTTATCTACGACCCGGAGCTCGCCGACCGTATCGCGGCGCCTGTGCAGGTGGGCACGTTCGAAATTATGCGCGATGTGGAGTCTGGCGGTTACGTCCTGGACATCCGGTGGATCGAGAACATTTACTTCGGGCCCACGGCACCGCTGTATGAAACCAGTTACTTCGTTCGGCGCCTGGCGGACTGATGGCGAAGACGGTACTCCAACGCGCCTTTGACGGCTTCAAAAATGTTGTCGCGGAGCTGGGCACCAGCCGGGACAAGCAGAGCGCGGGTGAGTACGTGCTCACCGCGTTCAGTGACCTGGACTGGGACACCATCTACCGGGTGTCCTGGATGGGCCGCAAGATTGTGGATATCCCCGCGGAGGACGCGACTCGGCGCTGGCGCGAGTGGCAGGGTGATGCTGACCAGGCACGCGAAGTAAAGAAAGAGGAGGCGCGGCTGCACGTCCCGAACAAAGTCCAGCACGGGATGAAGCAGGGTCGATGCTATGGCGGCGCTGGCATCTACATCGCCATACGCAACTCGGACCCGGAGCTTGAGCTGTTCCCCGACCAAGTGGGGCAGGGCGATTTGGAATACCTTGTCAACCTGACCAAGGACGTCTTGGAAGCCGGGCCCATTGATTACGATCCTATTTCGCCGACCTACGGGATGCCACTCTACTATGAGTTGCGCAGCAGCGGCGACCGGGGAATCACCCGCGTCCATCCGTCCCGCCTGGTGCTGTTCCAAGGGAATGAGCTGTTGAACCCCGAGTTCACCTCCGGCGCTTTTGAGGGGTGGGGCGAAAGCGTGCTAATGTCTGCTTACCAGGCGGTCCGGGATGCCGACGCCACGGCGTCCAACATTTCCAGCCTGGTTTACGAGGCAAAGGTTGACATCCTACAGCTTCCCAACTTGGCCGACATTATGTCGAACAAGGTTCAACGTGACTTGCTTGTGCAGCGGGTGCAACTGGCCGGCCAGCTGAAGGGGAATAACGGCATGCTTGTCCTGGATACGGAGGAGGAGTACAACCACCGCTCGTTCAACTTTGCGGGCCTGCCGGAAATCAACCGCCAAGCGCTCCAGGCTGTGGCCGGTGCCGCGGACATACCCATCACCCGATTCCTGGGGCAGACCCCCAGCGGCCTGTCGAGCACCGGGGAGTCGGACCTCAAAAACTACTATGACTCCGTCTCCTCCATGCAAGAGCTCCTCTTGACGCCCGCCCTGACCACCCTGGACCGTTGCATTGTGCGCTCAGCTCTTGGTGACGAGCCGGAAGACCTTGAATACCAGTGGGCCAGCTTGTGGCAGACCACGGATTTGGAGCGGGCGGAGATCACGGAGAAAACCACCAACTCAATCAAGACACTGGCGGACACTGGTTTGTTCCCGCCGGACGCCCTGTCGGAAGCTGCGCGCTCCGTGCTAATGGAGCATTCCGCGTTCCCTGAAATTGATTATGACCCCGAGGCGTTTGCTGAAGAGGTAGCGGAGGCGGAGGCCGAAGCGGCTGCCGCTGCGGTTGCTGCCCTGGCTGCGCCCCCTGTAGACCCGGAGGAAGAAAATGACGAGCAAGATGCTGACTGATGCTGTAGGCGTCAGTAAACCACGGTTGACAAAGGACGGTTATCTCGTTGCGGAGGCCCGTGTGGCTCGCACAGGGATCCAAACGTACATGGCGGGGGAGTTGGGTATGGATGGAGACCCTGAGCGCCCTGTGCGGCTCTACAGGCCGCCGGAGGAGGTGTTTGCGGCAGACGCGATGTCAAGCTACGCACACCGCCCCATGACGCTTGACCACCCGCCGGTCTTGGTGGACGCTAACAACTGGAAGGAGTACGCCCGAGGCCAGACTGGTGATGAGGTGCTGCGCGACGGTGATTTTGTGCGCGTGCCGCTCATGCTGCTGGACAAGGCTGCGATCACTGATTGGGACGCTGGGAAGCGGGAGCTTTCAATGGGCTACACCATGACGCTCGACGCCACCCCAGGCACTACCCCGGACGGCCAGGACTATGACGCCGTCCAGCGGGATTTGAGAATGAACCACCTGGCTCTCGTTGCCCGAGCCAGAGGCGGTTCTCAGTTGAAATTGGGCGACGCCACAACGGAGGATTGCGAAATGCAAACCAAGACCATCACGGTCGACGGCATCCCGGTGGAGACGAACGACGCAGGAGCGCAGGTCATTGCCAAACTCCAGAAGGACGTCGCCGACTCAGCCGAGAAGCTCGAGGCCGTAAGCAAGACCCACGCCGAGGCACTGGCTGCCAAGGACAAAGAGATTGCCGGCAAGGACGCCGAGATCGATGCCCTGCGGGGTAAGGTTCTCGACGCCGACGCACTGGACAATGCTGTCCGGGAACGTGCTGACCTCATTGCCCAGGCAAAGCTCATCGCCGACACGGATTACACGGGGCTCGCCCCGGCGGACATCCGCAAGAAGGCGCTGAACGCCAAGCTCGGCACCGAAGCCCTGGACGGCAAGTCGGATGACTACATTGCCGCCCGTTTCGACATTGCTGTTGAAGCCGCTGACCAGGACCCCGTCCGTCAGAACCTGCGCGACAATGCAGGCAATCCGGGCAACAATGACCCGAAGCAGAGCGCATACGACGCAATGCTGAAGGAAAAGGCTGGAGCCTGGCAGGGTGCCGGCTCAAAGGAGGTAAACTGACATGCCTACCATTCAGAGCACGTACCTGGACGACATGGCCGTTGGCTACGCTGGCGCCATCGCGGACAACCAGGAGGAGTGCAACCTGATCTCCCGCATTGTGGAGGACTCAGGCGGCATTGCTTTCGGACTTGCTGTTGCACAGGGCACGGACGACGACGGCATTGTGGTCGGCGACGGCACTGCCTTCCTGGGTGTAACGGTGCGCGACCAGTCGGTCGACCCGGAGGACCCCAACCTTTTCGCTCACTACGCAAGTGCGCGCATCATGACAAAGGGTGTTATCTGGGTCGCGAATGACGGTGGTGTTTCCGCCGGCGACCCCGTGTCACTCGGAGCTGATGGCGCCCTGGGAACGGGCGGATCAAACGAGGTGGCTGGTGCCCGTTGGGACACTACCGCCACGGACGGCAACCTGGCGATTCTTCGCCTGGGCTAACGGAGGAACCAAAAGTGAAACACAACATCAACGACCTCAATGCGTTTGACGCACAGGCCGCACTCGGATTCGTCCGTTCGCAGACGACCCACGTTGAAGCTGAGGTGTACCGCATCAAGTACGCGGACATCCAGTACCAGGATTTTATCCCGGTGGACTTCAGCGCTCACCCGTTTGCCAAGACGGTCACTTACACCACCCTTGACCGGGCTGGCGCCGCGAAGTGGCTGAACGGTAACGCCGGGGACATCCCTCGCGCGGACATCGAGATGGCGCAGTTCGAAACGGCTGTCCACACCGCAGGCATCGGCTACGGCTGGGGCTGGGAAGAGGTAAACCAGGCTCAGATGCTCGGCATCGCCCTCGGCAGTGAAAAGGCTGCGGCGGCACGTCGGGCGTCTGAGGAGTTCATTGACCGTATTGCCCTTGAAGGTGATACGACCAAGAACTTCAATGGTGGCCTTTTCAACCACCCGGACGTGACGGTGACGGCGCCGACGACGGGCGCCTGGGCCAGCGCAACGCCTGACCAGATCATTGCTGATCTGAACCAGGGACTTCAGCTGGTTAACACGGCGACCAATACCATCATCTACGCGGACACGATGCTGCTGCCGTTCGAGCGCATGAACCTGATTGGTTCCACGCGCCTGACCGACACAAACGAAACCATCCTGTCTTTCTTCCGGCGGAACAACATCTACACGGCGCAAACGGGCTCGCCCCTGATGCTGCGTGCAGGTCGCGGACTGCTGACCGCTGGTGTTTCCGGTGACGCTCGAATGGTCACTTACCGCCGGTCACCTGAGGTGATGAAACTCCACATGCCCATGCCGCACCGCTTCCTCCCCGTGTTCCAAAAAGACGGGCTGAACTGGGAAGTGCCGGGTGTCATGCGCCTGGGTGGCCTGGACCTCAAGCTGCCGAAGGAAGTCAGCTACATCGACGGCATCTAAGCCGGGGAGTGAATGAATGAAAACGATCAGCAACAACACGCGGCGGTCCTTGGGGATTCCAGGGGCCGTCGCCATTGTTCTAGAGCCTGGCGGCACTGTGGAAGTCAGCGAGTCCCGTTACGACGAAATGCGCAACAACCGCATGGTCAACCAGTGGTTTCAACGTGGCATGCTGTCGGAAGGCGGCAAGGCCCCGGAGCGGGCAAAAAAGTCGGCGCCGGAAGCCGTGTCACCGGCACAGAAGCGGAGCGCAAGGTCGGACCGCCCTGCTGAGCCCCTTCCGGATGGTGTGGATGAGGTAGGTGTACACCTCTACCACGTCGGCGGCGGTTACTACCACGTCTATGTCAACGGCTTCAAAGTGACAACCGACAAGGTCCGCGGCAAGGCGAACGCCGAAGAGGTGGCCGCCGAGTACGAGAACCCGGAGGAGTAACCAATGGCCCTGACCGTTGAGGACGGTAGCTGCGTCGCTGCGGCTAATGCTTTCGTGACCCGTGCCGAGTTCCTGGCCTGGGCCGCTGATTATCGACCGGACCTCGACGTCTCCGATACTGTTGCGGTTGACGCGGCAATTATACGGAGCTCGTCCTGGGTTTCCACTTTTCCTGAGTACGGCGGAACCCGAACCTGTGGCCGCAACCAGGGCCTCTCCTGGCCCCGCCAGGGCGTCACTGATTGCGATGGTACTACGGTACCTAACGACGAGGTGCCCAACGAGGTCAAGATGGCGACGTACTCCGCCGCCGTCGGGGAGCTGGCAACGCCCGGTCTACTGACGCCGACCATAACTCCCGGCACGCAAGTGAAGCGAGTTAAAGTGGACGTCATTGAGCAGGAGTTTATGACGCCGCAGGACCAGGGGGTTGTAGACGAGAGCCCGTTGGACGCCCTGCGCCCGATGGTTGCCCAGGTGCAGGATTACCTCAAGTGCTTGGCAACGTTTCCTAACGACAGTGAAGAAACTCCCTGGCCGTTTGTGACTTGACATGGCGTTCGACTATGCAAACATCCTGGACAATGTTTCGGCCCCGGCCATTGACGAGTTCGGCGACGACGTCACCTTGCGGGTGATGGAGGAAGCTACGGGCTCCGATGAGTGGGACCCCGACCTTGTCAGTACAGACTTTGCGGCGCGTGCTGTGCGCACAAAGTTTAAACGCATGGAAATTGATGGCACCGTTATTGAGCACGGCGACGTCCTTTACCTTGTGGCGCCAACGGCGGATCTGCCCGAAGTCACACTTGTCGACAAGCTGGTGGACGGCCCTACCGTCTACACGGTGATCAACATTGAAACGGTAAAAACAGGACCGCTTGCGGTACTGTGGAAAATACAATGCAGGAAATGACGAATGAGTACAAGAGCGAAACTGGCTGCCGTTTTGGCGCCATTGGAAGATGCGCTTTCCCGGCATGATTTAACCCTTGCTGACTTCCTCGATTACTGCTCGGACAGGAACACCATTATTCCTATTGACACGGGTGACCGGGAGGTCCTGCCGGTGCGCATTGAACAGTTCGGGAAAGAGTCGGTCCTAACCACACTGGACGGCAAGGTTGTCGGCCGTCAAGTGGCTTACCGGAACCATGAGTATTATTTCGGTGACCCGCCCGAGCGCACCCGCGGATTCCGCGTCACTTTAATCCCAGATAAATGAGCGCATCCCGTGCCCAGCTAATCCGGCTCATGGAGCGCTTGGAGCCGCGTCTCCGAGACGCTTTCCTGGCAGCTATTGAGGCCTCCCGCAACAGGGTGAACGTAGCGGCCCTTACCAGGGCACTTGAACGCGGGGATATTGACGCGGCACTGCGGGCCGCTGGTGTGCGTCAGGGTATGTGGGGGCCGGTGACAGAGAGCGTGCGCAGCGCTTACGGCGAGGCCGGGGCGTTCGTTATGATCGCCGATGTACCGGCCCGGTTCGGCATGGTGTTTGACATCAATAACCCACGC